AATATATGATAATAATCATACAAATAGTATATTTATTTATTGTATGTATGATTTTAATCATTACATTTGCATCATCAGAAACGAAGTAATAACAATTAAAAGATATACGATCATGGCAACAAAGAAGATTGATGAAAAGAAAACATTGAAGTATGCAGTAGCATTCTACTTCTGTACATCAGGTAAGATAAACTTCATGTTAGGCAATAAAATGTATCAGCATATAAATACTGTTTATGACCAAAGAGAAGATGGTAGAGGTTTCAATACCTGTGAAGTCGTTTATAATTACAAGGTTCAAAAGTACGAGGTTCTGAATGTAGATACAGAGATAGGTAACAAAGAGATTCAAATATTATAAGTTTAACCAGCAGGGCGAAAGCCCTGCGCAACAAAAAAGAATATGACCAAGAAAGAATTAATTGCAGCACTTGCAAATGTAAATGATGACGCGGTGGTATTGTTTGGCACGAAAGAAATTCAGTTTTTCGGTGCATTTGCTACACAGGTATATATTAACTGGGATAGTAATGAGGTTCTTATAGCCAATAAGCACACAGATGCCACAACACCAGTTTACTGCGAGTTATTACATGAGGATAAAACGCATTAACATAAATCGGCAGGGCGAAAGCCCTGCGCAATATAGAAGAATATGAAAGAAAATATATTTTTAAAAGCAGTTATAGAAAAACCGTTATTGAATAATGAACCAGAAGTTTTACACCTTTTCGTTCAAATTATCAATGAAATAACTTCTTGTATGTCAGAAGACGAGTTAAGAGGCTGTATGAGCTCTTTAATAGTAAGACACCCTTATTTTAAACTGTTTTTCGATTATGGTTTCGGACATAATCATATGTGGGTGAAAGCATCAGGTTCTTTAGAAAGATTGATATTGGTTGAGTTCTAATCCGGTAGCCTTATGGCTACCACAATATACACGATTATGAAAGCAGATTTAGTTTTAGTTATCAGCCCTGAAGCCCCACTGATGAAGCAACTGGGCAAGGTATTGGGTAAGATGGTAACCCCTTATGACTTCTCTACTATAGAGAGGGGTGAAAAGTACATCACCATACAGCATGATGAAACTGGGCTTGTAGTGACTTATACGAGTGAAGAAAGATTGAATGTGAAAATGAATTAAGAATGAAGAATGTATTAGAATCTTTGAAAGAAAGTGTCAAGAGTGGTAAAATCACAATCAGAGAGGCAGCTATAAAACTGCATAAAGCAGGGTGGACGAGTTTTGTAGACGTGGATAAAACGAAACAATTACTTGAATTATGAACTCAATAAATGTAAACGGTTGCAGCGTATGTCAACCCGGTAAAGAAAATTACACCACCTACAACACCAGGTTGAGAGGTAAAAGAGTGAGAATGTACCAGTACGACTACCGTACTGAAAGTGGTGAACTCTTTGCTTGTTGTGCGCCTACCTTAGAGGCGTGTAGAGAAAGACGGGATAAATGGCTTAGTTCACGACAATAAGCCGATTGTCGTGTATAACGATTGAAGATATTTCGTTATCTTTGGTTGTGGTAGTACCTTTGGGGTACTATCGCGGGGTGTAGCAGTGGTAGCTTTTCACTTTGACTTGGTGAAGGTCGGTTGTTCGATTCAGCCCCCCGCAACTATTGAGTATTAATTTAAATTTGACACGATTATGAACATTCTTACATTAAGCATCAAACAGAAGTATTTCGATGAAATCTTGGCAGGCAAGAAAACCCACGAATACCGTGAAATCAGACCAACTAACGCTAAGAAGTATATCACTTACCTATGTGGCGGTAAAGAATATCCGGTTGATGCAGAACTGCCTGAAGAGGGTGAGGTAGAATTGAAGCCTATCAAGTACGATGCAATCAAGTTTCTGACAGGTGCATATACGGGCAAGCGTCCTTATATCATTGTAGAGGTAAAGAACGCAGAAGCAGTAATTCTCACAGATGAAAACGGTAATGATATTGTTTACGAACATCAAGGCGAAGAATATCTTGCCGCACAAATGGATTATACTTTGGGCAAGATATTAGAGAAACATATAGATTGATTTGTTTAACTTTTAAAATTAGAAAGCTGAGTCGCAAGAAGAATTAACAGAGTAGCCGGGCCTCGCAGAAATATGAATGGTGCAGGGGCAGGTGGTAGATTGGTTGCCAATCGTAGAGGTACAGCAAGTGCCACACAGTTAGGATCACGCAGACAGCGTTACAGTGATCTTCGTACTTCATTTGGTTTAAGTGGTGGCTAGCTATGAACAAAGTAGAACAAGCGAGCCAATATATAGACCTCATTCGGGTAAAATCGAATGAGGCTTTACTGTTTTTATCACTTGGTAAAGATTCGCTTGTTCTGCTTGATTTAGTCTATCCGAAGTTTGACCGGATTGTTTGCGTGTTCATGTATTTCGTTAAGAATTTGGAACATATTAACCGTTGGATAAACTGGACTAAAGCCAAATATCCGAAAATAGAGTTTGTTCAAGTACCACATTGGAATCTCACTTATATTCTCCGTGGCGGTATGTATTGTGTGCCAAATCCGAAAGTAAAGCTATTGAAGTTGGCAGATGTGGTAAAGGCTATGCAGCTTACTCATGGAGTTTATTATACATTCTTGGGCATGAAAAAAGCTGATGGTATGAATCGTAGGCTTATGTTGAAAGGGTATGAGGTAAACGGTTACGAGAATAACGGTATGGTTTATCCTTTGGCTGATTGGACACAAAAGGATATTCTTGCTTATATGAGGCAGCACAATTTACCTGAACCAGTTCGGTATTCATTGAAAGCCAGTTCGGGAGTAGGTTTCAATCTTGATTGTATGCTTTGGATGGAGAAGAATTACCCGCAGGATTTACAGAGAATTTACAAAGTTTTCCCAATGGCTGAAAGAGTGCTTTGGGAGCATCATAATCAACAAAATTAATAGGAGGAATGCCGAGTTAGAAGAAAATCTATTGCACAAATATTTTCACAAAGGGATAGAATATTGGATTCTATAGGAAGAATGGCAACCAATGAACGTGCTCAGAATAGAATATATAGAGTGCGTGGAGCGGCTACAAGATATTCTAAAAATATTGAAAAAATAACTGGAAATGTTCCCGGAATGGCCTTTAAACGATTTACGAATAGGCAATACATGGGTTTAAGCAACGGCTAATATGGAATTATCAAAATACATAAAGAGTGAATCGGTGGAACTTAATCGTTCTGCCATTCACTTTGCGGATTATAATCCCCGAAAACTATCTGATGAATCACGTAAGACACTGAAACGTGGCATCAAGAAATTCGGATTGGTAGGTGGAATAGTTGTGAATAAGCGTACCGGGCTTACCGTAGTCAGCGGGCACCAGCGTTTGTCTGTCATGGACGAATTGCAAAAGTTTCCCGATAACGACTACCGTATTCGTGTCGATGTCATAGACGTGGACGAGCAGCAGGAAAAGGAGTTAAACATTCTAATGAACAACCCTAATGCACAAGGTACATGGGATTTTGACGCTCTTGCCCGTATTGTTCCTGATATTGACTGGAAAGATGCAGGTCTGACCGATGCAGACTTGAATATGATTGGTGTCGACTATCTTTTGCAGACCGAAGAGGAAAACTCTATTGCGGATGCTTTGTCTGATATGATGGTCCCAGTTTCCGAACAGAAAGAAGCCGATAAAGCCGCCAAGCAGTTGGAACGTGCCGAAAAGGTTGCCCACATGAAAGAGGTCAAGCATCAGGTGAAAGAAAACGCACAGAAGCAAGCCGAGAACATGGATGCCTATGTGATGTTGTCCTTTGATACCTATGAAGCTAAAGCCGCATTCTGCGAAAGGTTCGGGTATGACCCTGATATGAAGTTCATAAAGGGAGAAGTATTTGATGAACAAATAGAAAGGATTGATTAATTAAATTTAGAAGAAGATTGAGTCAGAAGGAAAAGTTTGAATGAATTAAGTGCACAATTTCGGAGATTAGAGGCGCAGGCTCGTACAACTCAAAAGGGTTATGGAAATAATCCAAGGGCTGCACGTGTTATAAATGCGTTTGAATCATCTATGAAGCAAAGAGGTATGTGGTTTTTCTCTAATCGAAATAAAAGGATTGGAACGGGGAAATTTGCTTTAAGTAACGGATAAGTTTATGAATAATAGTGAATCTCAAAACAGAAAAGGTAAAGGAGGAAGAAAGCCTAAGTTTGATTATACAAGCGAGGACTTTCTTTCTCTCGTGGAATCTTATGCCAAAAAGGGATTCACTGACAAGGAAATTGCTTATGCCATAGGGATTTTGCCTCAAACATTCTGCGAAAAGAAAAGTGAGTACACCGAAATATCCGAAGTCTTAGCGCGTGGGCGCGCGACAATCAATGCCACTGTAAGGGCTAAATTCCTTGCAATGGCTCTCGGTGGCATAAAAACCAAAAGCACCGTGGTAAGAAAGCTCCGTGATTCAGAGGGAAATTTGACAGGTGAGGACGAATTACAAGTTAGCGAAAGTGAGTTAGCACCAAATTTGCAAGCAATGTCCGTTTGGCTGTATCACCATGATGAGGATTGGAGAAAGATTGAACGCAAACAAGATGAAGATGCTGATATTCCAACAGACATAGAGCACGGCATCAACATTGATTCTTGGATTAAAAACAAGCTGAAATGATAGTACCTCAAGAAATTTACCATCCATTATATGAGGATAAGGAAAAATTTATAATTCTTATCACCGGTGGGCGTGGTAGCGGAAAGTCTTTCAATGCTTCTACCTTTATTGAGCGGTTGACTTTTGAAATGACTCCCGTAGAGAAGATTGTGCATCAGATTCTTTACACCCGTTACACGATGGTTTCTGCCGGTATGTCTATCATCCCCGAAATGATGGAGAAGATAGATTTGGACGGTACCACGAAATATTTCAAGACCACAAAGACGGATATAGTCAATAAGATGACTAAGAGCCGTATCATGTTCCGGGGTATCAAGACTTCTTCCGGGAATCAGACAGCAAAACTGAAATCCATTCAAGGCATTACGACTTTCGTCTGCGATGAAGCGGAAGAGTGGACAAGCGAAGATGAGTTCGACAAGATAATGCTCTCCATCCGTAAGAAAGGGATTCAGAACCGGATTATCATCATTATGAATCCTTGCGATTCCAATCACTTCA